TGAGCGTTCCCTCCTGCTATCAGCCTATGCACGGAGGGAATACTTTGTTAGTATATAGTATAGAAACTTACCTCAGTTTATCTACTGCTAAAACCCAGTAAATACGCGGTTTTAAGAGCAGTTGGATGCGAGAAAAAGCCGAGAAATGTAGGTAATTCATCTATTATTCCTGCATTACTCCTATACACATATTCCTATACAAAAAGAGAGCCTCCTTGTGGTATCGGATGCCTTAACCGGCGTCCCGCTGCGAGGAGGCTTTTTCTTTGTTATAGGCAAAAATTACAAGCTATTTTATTTTTTCTATTTCGTCTTTTAGCCATTCAAATTCTCTCTGTGTATAAACCTTTTCGGTTATATCAGAGATCTTATGCCCTACCATATACTTGATGGCGTATTCATCAACGCCGTATTTTTTAGCCAGGGTGACAAAGTGTTTGCGTCCGTCATGGGGTCTATGCTCCGGATTAAGTTTCAGTTCGTCCCGAATCATCCCAAATGCTTTTTGATATCTGTTGTAGGTCAAAGCCGTATTTTTGACCCTGCTGCTTGGATTAGCGTAATTAAACAGATATACGCTTCCCATTTCCTGAGCTTCTTTATAGTGCCGTTCCACCAAGTGTTTTATTTTCGAGTGGATTGGCACAACACGGTTGGTACCCGCGTCGGTTTTCATTCCTCCGCTGAATGTACCGTTTTCAAGATCCACATCCTTCAATTCTAGCAAACCAATTTCCTGTGGCCTCCATCCGGAATAGCACTGAATCAGGATAATATCCACATACATTTTATCATCTATATGCTGCCAGAGCAAATCCATCTCTTCTTGTGTGAACGGTATGTGCTCTTTCTTTACCGTTACAATTTCTTTGATGGTTTCCTCGGTTAGATTGAACGTTCTCGAATAGTTGCGGTCTACCAGTTCATACTCTAAGGCGTAATCGAGCATTAAATTGAACAGAGACTTAATCTTGTTCTTCATTGACGCACTCGGGGTTTGTTCTTTCCCCCGTACTACGGATACTCCTTCTTCCATACAGCCTTTTATATGACGTGCCCGGACATCAATCACTCTCATGCCGTATACAGACGAACAATATCCCCAAGCAGATTCTACTGCTCTGCCGCTCGCTTCGTTCTTCAGAGTTTTCATGTATTCCGGTTTCCACCGTTCGTACAGTTCTTTGACAGTAAGAGACGGCTCAAGATCGTATGGGTTCTTGTTATATTCTACGAGAGCGGCATAGGCGTCATTATAGGTAGGAAAATAGGATTCCGGTTTCAGAGGTTTACATATGGGCCGTCCGTTTTCTGCTTTTCCTACGCTTACCATCGCCCTGAAAGGATTGCGGAGATTACGGTTTTTAATTTCGCTGATCTGTCCGAACCCGTTTGGTAAACGGCGTCGCTTGTTGTTTTTGTTTCGAGGCTTTCTTGATTTGGCGCTTGGCTGCATCGGGTATCCGCAATGCGGACAGGAAACAGCTTTATCACTCACTTGCAATTCGCACTCCGGACATTTTATAAGCATAGAGACCACCTTTCCATTGATTTGCTATTAGTAATCATATATCATAAGTATAGGAATTGTCAACTCCTACACAAAACTTTTCTTGCTGCGATTGGAGGAAAAGATGAGATATGATTAGTGACAGCAAATCAACCTGCCCCAAATGCGGTGGGCAGTTGAAATATTACGACACCGTGAAAAGAATTATACGGACGAAATACGGCGTCAAAAACAAAGTAGACATTCGAAGGTTCCGATGCCAAAGATGCAGCGCTATGCATCGGGAACTTCCGGACTTTATATTTCCATACAAGCAGTATGAAGCGGAAATTATCATCGGTGTTTTGGAGGGACTTATCACCTGCGAAACGCTTGGCTTTGAAGATTACCCTTGCGAAATGACGATGATCCGATGGCGGCTGTCTCCACCTAAGTTGTTTTCACTAAAAGCTGTTTCTAACCTAGAATAGCAGTTGAAAGGAGGCAAAAGCCAATGGATGAAGTTATATTTGCATCTGGTTCAGTACCGGTGGCCGTAGCAGCGAGGGTTTATGGGAAAGACGCTTCATGGATTCGAGCCGGCATTATATCGGGGTGGCTGCCCATCGGTAAAGCAACCAGGAACGGAAAACTTATCACCAATCTGGAAGAGATGAATTCAAAGTACGGACGAATCAACTTTTACATCTCTCCAAAGTTACTATGGCAGGAAACGGGTTATGTCTGGCGAGGTGAACGGGTATGAGCACAACGATAAGACCTGAAGTATCTGAGAAAAACCAATACTGGATTGAAAAACACCGGTATTACGAGCTGAAGCATTTCTGTCTACAGTATCCGATATGGCGAAAATCGTATGCCATGCTGGATGGGTTTCCAAGCAGTTGGCCCAAATTGATACCGCCGGGCAGGACAAATAACATCAATGATCCGGTTGCTAAATGCGCGATGGCAAGGCTGTTTTACTCGAATCGAATGGACATGATCGAACGGATGGCTAAAGAAGCAGATGAGGAACTTTCCTGTTATATTTTGAAAGGTGTGACGGAAGGGGTTTCCTATGATTACATGAGAATCAAATTCTCTATCCCATGCTGCAAGGACACTTATTACGACTTGTACAGACGGTTCTTCTGGCTGCTCAGCCAAGAAAGAGGGTGATGTGATGAAGATTGTAGATGTGGCTGTTAAGAAGGTCTATCGGTTCAATTGCCCGAACTGCCAGAGCAGACTTGAGGCGGAAAGCAGCGAACTGACAGACATAGGCGGTAAGGTAAGCAAGTTCTACTGTCCGGTGTGTCGCAAAGAACGATACATAACCTGGTCTGACTTGCGGAAGAAAATTGTCTATGAGGGTTCGCAAGAATAACAAGCTCCTTTATGAAAGGAGTGTAAGACTATGGAAATACTTAAAAGAATCAATAAGACGGTTAAGGTCAAACAGATCGGAAAGATTATTGGTGGAATAACTTGCTGTGGCATTGGCTTGTATCTGCTATGCGACTACTTTGAGCAAAGCGGATGGACCAAATGCCAACAATTTATTCATCAATATTATCCGGAAGAATACTCAGCCATAACAGAAAAGGTTATTAAGTATCACGAAACACACTGATTTTATAGATTGAGTCTAAGGAAACTTAGGCTCTTTCTTTTTATCCTAGATTAGAATTCAGTACGCAGGTGACGGAAAAACATGTTAAATTGATATCTGAAAAATTCCCCGGGTTGAAAATTTGGAAAAACATTTTAAAAGGAGGACGCACATGAACTTGGCAATCATCTTTACTCTCGGCGTTTTGGTAGGCGCCATTTTTACGGGTATCATATTTCGGATTTTCTTAGTCGGAACACTTCGAGTCGACCATTCAGATCCGGATGGTCCTTTTTTATTTTTGGAACTATCGAAGCGGGTTGAAGCTGTAGTTTCAAAGAAGTATGTCGTGCTGAGAGTCAAGGCTAAAGACTTCATTCCGCACAAATAACACTTCCTTTTATGGAAACCAGTAAACGAAAGGAGAAATGCAAAATGGGCGAAGAAATTAAAAATTTGTTGGAAGAGGAAATCAAGAACGAAATCGAAAACTTGGCTTCTCTCGAACCAGGAAGTGAAAAACACTCTACAGCAGTGGAAAGCTTGGCAAAACTTTACAAGGTGAAGCTCGATGAAGACAAAACTTCAATGGAGTATCTGGACAAAACTCAGAATCGTGAAAGCGATGAGGGCTTTAAGGTTGCTCAGATTGAAGAGAATGTCAAAGATCGGTATGTCAAAATTGGTATTGCAGCCGCCGAGCTTGTGCTGCCGTTGATGTTCTACGCGTTCTGGATGAGAAAGGGATTCAAGTTCGAAGAGAAAGGAACTTATACCTCTACGACATTCAGAGGTTTGTTTAGCCGTTTTAAACCAACCAAGAAGTAAAATGGTTCCGAAACGAGGAGTTCGTGGATATTACACGGCCTCTTCGTTTTTCTCCGTTAAAATCGCATCCGCTATTATGAGAGATGTAAAAGTGCTTTTTATCTCTTGATAATTCAAAGGTGGCGGTTATACTTAAAATTGCCACACAGTATCAAGGAGGTAATTTGCAATGAGCTTTTTTAACGACGCACAAAAGGACGCATTACTTACTGGCAGGTATATTTGCAGTAAATGCGGAGCAAGGATGCAGTTCGAGGATGAATGGGAAGATGTATTAGTATGCCTCGAATGCGGCCATTCCGTAGAATTGGAACGGTACGGAATGGAAGACGATGAGGAATATGAAGCTCTGTATCCTACCAGAGAAGAAGTTTACGGAGAATTTGACGAATATTAAATAAGATTATTAGCAAAAGGGAGAGGGTCCTGACGAGGGCTCTTTCTCTTTTTTTTTGGTGGTGTATATGAGATACCATTTTAATAAACCGGAAATCTATCTGTCTATGTATGGCAGCCGTTATATTTGCGATCACCCCGTTTACAACAGTTGCACGCTATACAAAATCGGAGAAAAAGGACTGGCTGTGATACAGCAAAGGTTTGACGAGGAAACCAAGAGTACATGGTGGAGCGAGGTTGACCCGTGGATCACTGACGCTTTGTATTTGCACCCTAATTTTCGAGAATACTTTGACGCCCGTTCTGGAACTTGTACGGACGGCCTCTACCCCACCGTTACTGTCCGTCAAATTATGTGGGCGCTGAAAATGAAACCTATCAAACGGGAACGATGGGAAACAGTCTTTGACAGACGGGAGATTTAATCTGCGCATTTTTTACAAGTCGTATTATGAAGAAACACATTTGAAAGGAGAAAATGTTATGTTCGAAAATTTTGATATTTGGTACAACAACCTTGGAAGTGATGACGATCGTCCATTCGTGGCGGCATGTCGAGACCGAGAGGTTAAAAATGACGAACGATGGGTGCTAGTATCATTTACAGTTGAGGAAGCCAAAAAAATTTGCGAGTATATTCAAGAACAAATATGTCTTCACGAGAAGGAGTCCTAATAAGGGCTCTTTCTTTTTTTGCGCAAAAATCGCATCTTCTTTTACGGAAATCAATGGATATTTGAAAGGAGTAAAAGGAGTATGGACGAAATGAAAATAGGGTCAAAATTCACGACGGGTATTCTGTCGAAGTTGATAGCTTTGCTAATCCGAAAGAAATTTGGGTATGATGTAGGACTCAAACTTAATGAGGTGAATGCAACGGTTATCGATGGAAAAACACATGTCCATCTGGATGTAGACGCCGAACTCGAAAAAGACGAGCTTATGAAAATTTTAAAGAACATTGGTTTGTAAGGAGAAGGGCCGCTAACAACGGCTCTTTTCTTTTGCCGCGCGAAAATTACAACGCTTATTATGAGGGAAAGAGAGTAACTGATTAGGATAGTTGAGGTTGCCATAATAGTAAGTTTATGCTTGGCTTACATCTTTCTCTTTTATTTTTTTTCACGAAAGGAGAAGACAATGAGCATCGATCAGCTTGAACTAATTTTGTATGACATGTATCACATGGATGCTTGGATGCCTCCGCTGTTTGGAAAATGGACGGAGGAATTCAAGAAAAGCAGTTATTCACAATGGGCTGTCGACGAGCTCAGAGATTTTATCGCCGAAAGAATATATCCGAGAACATCGGGATCAATTGATGAATTCTGTGAACTCGCCCACGAATTCATGGTGAAGATGTTTGCTTATTCAAAAGTAAATCCGAGAACAAGCCAAATATTTAAATCGGCCGGCAACATGGCTGTAGATATCCTGGATTTGCTGAGAGCTATGAGATGAATGAAAGGAGATGTGAGGCTTGTCGGGAGGTTACTATACGGCAATCGAAATAGTGAAAGATTATGGCGAATATCTCGAAGATTGTTTCTGTTCGTGCCCATTTGAGTATTCATTGGACCAAATAAGCTACGCAAGATGGGCTATATCTGAGCTTTTATACGAGCTTGAATACTGCTTGCCTGGCGACGAATTATCAACCATGGAGAATTTGAGCAATAAATTTGACGAGTATTCGCGATTAAACTCAAGAAACCGCCGTATGTTTTCGGTCGCATACGAAGTTGTGAACAATGCGATAGATTTATATTTTTCATATTGAAAGGAGAAAAACATGAACAAAACCCCTGTTATTCAAAGGGCGCTGCACAAGTCGGGACTATATTTGAAAAAGTATTCTCCTGTTGCTTTGTCGTGCGTAGCGTCCGTAGGAGTAATCGTAACCGTTGTTACAGCCGTTAAAGCTACTCCAAAAGCTGTAGAACTTGTCAAAGCGGACAGCAGAAAAAATCACGATGGAGATCCATACGCCTACACCAAAAAAGAGGCGTTTCTGTCAGCGTGGAAATGTTATATTCCGACTGCTGCTTTTTGTCTTTCCACGATAGCCTGTATTATGGGAGCCAACGCGCTTAATAGCAGAAAACAGGCTGCCCTGACAAGCGCCTACGCCCTTATTAATCAGTCCTATAAGGAATATAAGGATAAACTGAAAGTGCTTTACGGAGAAGAGGCGCACAATGCGATTGTGGATTCCATAGTGAGTGAAAAGTGTAAGGACGTTTATATTTCGTCGCCAAGTTTCATCAGCAATTCAAGTCTCGACTTTGGCGAAGGCATGGAACCCGAGATAGTTCGTACTTTCTACGACAGCTTTTCTCAGAGGTATTTTGAGACAACCATCGCCAAGGTCATAGAGGCGGAATACCATTTGAACCGTAATTTTATGTTTCAAGGTGTAATTCCATTAAACGACTTCTATGAGTTCCTTGGGCTTGAAAAAACCGAATTGGGAGAAACAGTAGGTTGGTCGTCCTGTAATGGTGATATTTACTGGATTGATTTCAACCACCATAAATTAACGCTGGAAGACGGGATGGAAATCTTCGTCGTTGATATGGTTTTCGAACCTACCGCCGAATGGATGGAAGATCTTTGAATTCGCAAAATTTACAAGTCGTATTATGAAAAGGAGGTAGTGCTTTATGATTAACGCTAAAATGGTAAAAATTCTTGGTCTTGTCGCCACCGCAGTAGGTATGGGTGCAACACTGCTAACCGACTGGGTGAACGAAAAGAAAATGGAAGAGAAAATCGATGAACGCATTAACGAAAAGCTCGCCGCACTTAATGACGAAGAGGAAGAGTCCTAACAGGGGCTCTTTTTTCTTTACCCGGTGAGGCATCGTGTGCGATTCGGAGACGGCTGTTTCGATTATCAAGGAATATGTAGATCGATATTTATTTAATCCATCATTTTCGTGGCCTAAAAACGAATTTGAAAAACGTTCGTATTCACAATGGGCCGCTTATGAAATTATCAATCGAATTATGGATAAGCCTTTTGAAATGCCTATCTGCATTATCGAAAGTTTCATTTGCGAAATGGCTATGTATGCTTGTTACGGCGAGGACGAGCATCGCAGTTTGATATTTCAGACAGCGGTCGAAACAGCCGAAGAATTGATTTTGTTATTTGTTTAAACGAAAGGAGAAAAAACATGAAGGGCAAAAACGTTACTATTTTTGGTCTTGGAGCAATCGGTGGATTTATCGGAGGGAATGTGTTTGCGTTTTATAAAATGTTACATTCCAAACGAATCAGAAAAGCACTTACTGACATTGTAGCCGATAAAATTGAAACGGTTCTTTATGGAGAAGAATGTTATCCCCAAAAGAACAATTCAAGGGTATCTTACAGCTACTATCACAAAAACAAAAACATACGCAATAAATCGGGTTTTGTTTTGGAAGATATATTGTTTGAAACCGAATCTGACGCTTTGTCTGTTCTTAGTTCAATGAAAGAAATTATCGTCAATTACGGATGTGTGTCGATTGCTGACTATTACGATCTGGCCGGTCTACCAAGCAATGTGTATACAAATACCAAATATGGATGGTTGGATCTTAAAGACGCAAAAGTTATCGATTCTATGGATGGGTATAAAATTAGCCTTCCTAAAGTGCTGGTTTTAAATTAAGAAAGGAGAACTCAAATGGGAAAGCATAGTTTATCCAGCATTGCCAAAAGTGTACGGACGGCGATGAAAAAGCATAGTCCGGAGATACTTACAGGCATCGGCATTGCTGGAATGATTACAACTACAGTCATGGCGGTGAGAGCAACGCCAAAAGCGCTGGTTCTTATCGAGGAGAAAAAATACGAACTTGAAACAGACCAGTTAAGCGGAAAGGAAATCGTAAAGACAGCATGGCCTTGTTATATTCCGGCCGCAATCGTTGGTTCGGTTTCTGTTTTCTGTCTTATTGGCGCCAGTTCGACAAATCTGCGTCGGAACGCAGCGCTTGCAACCGCCTACACACTTTCCGAATCGACTTTAAAAGAATATCAGGAAAAGGTCGTAGAGGCGATTGGTGATAAGAAGGAGCAGACGATACGAGAGTCAATGGCGAAAGAAAAAATCGTGAAGAACCCCGTTCGGGAAGTGATTCTGACCGAAAAGGGCGGAAATACCATCTGCTATGACGCTATCTCGGGAAGATATTTTAAGTCGGACAGAGATACCATCAACCGAGCCGTAAACGAATTGAACCGGCAAATGCGGGATGACATGTATGTAACGCTCAACGAGTTTTACTATGCGCTCGGTTTAGACGGGACGAAACTGGGAGACGATCTGGGCTGGAGCATCGAAAAAGGATATATCGAACTTGATTTTAGTTCCCATCTTGACGCGAACGGCACCCCTTGCCTGGTTATTGATTATCGGGTTGCGCCGGTTTACGATTATCACTCCTGGTAACGACATCACTGAGAAAACCGCGCGAAAAATACAATTGCTTTAATGGAAGAAGTTCCACATTTTCAGAATTTGAAAGGAGAACATAAAATGGAAAACAATGCGATTATGAACAACGAGGTTATCGAAACTACTGAGGAAGTCATTGAAAACACAGGTATGAGCAAGGGTATCAAGATTGCAGCAGGCGTTGGTTTGAGCGTAATTGTAGGCTTTGTAGTCTATAAGTACATAGCAAAACCGGTGATTGCGAATATTAAAACCCAGATCGAGCTGAAAAAGATGGCTGCTGAGGAGAAGACAATCATTGTTGACGAAGCAGACGTTTCTACAGAAGAAAACTGAAATTTGAATCTGTGAAATTCGGACAAGGGAGAGTGCCTTAAACAAGGTGCTTTCCCTTTTTTCTTTTTACCAAAAAAGGAGGGTACGAGAATGAAAGCGTATTACTACGACGGACCAGTCATGCGATTTGAAAACTGCGTGCAAAATCGCTGGAAAGCGTCTACCTACGCCCCGTCGGAAGCGAAAGCTAAGAGCAATCTTGCTTATCGGTATAAAAAAGAAAACGGCATGACGCCGAATACCAAAATCACTCTGCCTGGCAAATTGATCCCGGCTTAAGAAAGGAGAAACCTAAGTGGAGGAATACAAAACCAATTCAGATAAGTCTCGTCAAGAGCAGTCTGAGAAAAAAGTGGAGGCGGTCATCAGCGGAAAAGCAAAAACCCGAAAAAAGGGTGAAATGCAGAAATTCGCCGATGTGTTCATTGCCGAGGACGCAAACAACGTAAAGTCTTATATTTTGCTGGAAGTCATTGTGCCGGCAATTAAAAAGGCTATTTCCGATATCGTTACTACCGGAATCGATATGATTCTTTACGGTGAGGCAGGAAGAACAAGAAAAAACGGTTCTGCTTCCAAAGTATCTTATCGGAATTATTACGAACGGGAAAGCGAACGCACCCGAGCCGGCTCCGCTATCAGACGGACAAGTTTTGACTACGATGATATTTTGTTCGACACTCGTGGGGATGCGGAAGCAGTGCTGGATTCCATGAACGATATTATCAGCCAGTACGGTATGGTAAGCGTGTCGGATTTTTATGATTTGGCTAATGTTGCGAACGACAACTATACAATGAACCGTTACGGCTGGACAAATATTGCCGGAGCAACTGCTGTAAGGGTTCGGGACGGTTATATTTTGAAACTTCCAAGAGCCATCCCATTGAACTGAAAGGAGAAAAAATATGCTTGAGTGTAAAATCTGCGGATGCAAATTCAACGCTATTGAGGAGCGTCATTATATTTCCCGTGACAACGGGAAAAGCGGGTTAGCAGTAGCCTTTGGCTCGGAACCTGAGAAAAAACTGTACGACACTTTTGACTGCCCTTCCTGCGGCTGCCAGATTGCGGTTCAGGAACGAAAGAGAACCTATATCCCTTGCTGTGAAACCTGTGAGGAGGACGAAGAGTAATGTACGAATCTCCTGACAAAATGGTGTCACATCCGGCACATTATCAATCTGAAACCGGTTTGGAAGTTATTGATGTAATAGAGGCTTTTACGTTTGACCTTAAAGGCATCGAAGCAACCGATACCGGCAACATCATCAAATACGCTTGCCGTTGGAAACAGAAAAACGGCATTCAAGACCTCGAAAAGATTATGTGGTATACGCAGCATCTTATCGACCATCTCAGAAAACTCGAAAAGGAGAATGAAAGCTATGAAAAATAAGACCGAAATTGTAAAGAGCGTCAGCGGCGTTATGAATAAGACCATGATGAAGGTCAGAAAGCACAGCCCTGAGATTCTCGTAGTGGCTGGAATTACGGGGACGGTTGTGAGCGCCATTATTGCTTGTAAAGCCACGACCAAAGTAAACAAGATTGTGGAGGATACCAAGAACGATATCGATAAGGTTCATACTGCAATGGAAACCGGCGTTACCGAAGCGGGTGAATCTTATTCCGCTGAGGATTCCAAGAAGGACCTCACCATCATTTATGTACAGACTGGCATTAAGTTCGCCAAGCTGTATGCTCCTGCCGTTATTCTCGGGACTCTGTCCATTACCAGTATCCTTGCGTCCAATAACATTCTTCGCAAGAGAAACGTAGCGCTTGGTGCGGCTTATGCGGCTATCGATAAGAGCTTTAAAGAGTACCGCAGCCGAGTGGTTGAGCGATTTGGCGAGCAGGTAGACCAGGAACTGAAGTACAACATCAAAGCGAAGAAGTTTGAAGAGGTTGAGGTCGATCCTGAAACCGGAAAGGAAAAGAAGGTAAAGAAAACGGTCCAGGTGGTTGACCCTAATCTTCAGAGCGATTATGCCGTTTACTTCGACTCAAAGAGCCGCAACTATGAGACAAATCAGGATTATAACCGCATGTTCCTGAAGGCGCAGCAGGCGTTTGCCAATGATAAGCTTCAGACTCGTGGGCATCTGTTCTTGAACGAGGTTCTGGACGATCTGGATCTCCCTCGCACACCTGCCGGTCAGATTGTGGGCTGGACTGCCGATGGTCCGGATGGATATGTCAATTTCAGAATTGTAGAAGTAGAGAGGGAGACCGAAGACGGAAGGCACGAACCGATTCTTCTTCTCGATTTCAACGTAGAGGGAAATATCTGGGAGAAAATGTAACTTTAACGCTTTCAGATTGATACTGGAGGTGGTCGCTTTATAAGAGAGGAGTTTAAAAAATGCGAACCATACTAAAGGGCATGGCCGTACCCAATTTCACAGGAAGAAATTGAACTTATCGCGCTGGTAACAATGGCGGAAGCGGAAGGTGAAACGG